GTCAGAACATATCGAACTCAGGAAATAAAGAAGGTATCCATGGAGAAAAGTCGAGTCTTTGGTTTGAAGCAAGGAGAATTATTAGCGAGCTTCAGCCGTCAATCATCGTCTTGGAAAATGTGTCAACTATCGCTGTTCGCGGATTATCAACAGTCATTGGAAATCTTTCCAAACTCGGGTATGATTCGGAATGGAGAATTATATCGGCTAGAGAAACCGGAGCATTCCATCTTAGAAAAAGGATGTTTATCGTTGCCTACCCCAGCAGCACACGAGGGAAGATTGGGATATCAAAGAAGGCCAGCAGACAAAAAAGGGACACAGAAAAGTTTGACAACAGTCATAATCGACAACCAGGGGGGAAGGGAAAAAGTTTCTGGTCAACTAAACCCGGAATACGTAAATTGGTTGATGGGTTTTCCGGAAGGGTGGATCAGTTAAGAGCTTTAGGAAATGCAATCGTTCCGCAATGTTCAGAACTGGTTGGAGAATATATTCTTCATAGTGGGTTGATTGATGATCTATCTTGAACCGCGAAATCTTTATGATAAAGCCATTTTGAAAATTGAAGATGTTGTTGTTTACGACTTCCACAAATTGATTGAACAGATCATGATTGAACATGAATGTGATTATCTTTCTGCTGTTGAATGGTTTGATTTTAATATTGAGTGTGTTCATTTGGATGGATGGCCTAGATTCCATGAAGACACATAAGGCAATTCATCTTCTGTCGAAAATCAAGAAGCATTATCCACTTGCTGTTTCAAAGTTATGGGTTCCGTATTGCTGCCGATGGGATGGAAAATCTTCAACTTCTGAAAGAATCAAGGGTTGTGGTCAACCCATGGAAAGAATCAATGCAGGAGTTTGGAGATGTGAAAGATGCAATATCACAGAACAAAGAACTTCACAGATTGAGATCCCTTTGTCTTTTCCCCGTGAAGCTTTTCTTGTTGCTGGTGGAAATCGCGCAGGAAAAACCCAAATTGGCGCAATGCTTGCAGTGGCCTTTGCTGCTTCAAGGAGTGAATGGTGGGTTGAACAATTTGCAAAATTGAACAATATCCCCTTGGAACTTTTCCCACCTGAACCAAGCACGGTGATCAGTTCCGCTTTAAGTTATGCTGATTCGAATGAATACATAAAGCCCAAATTAGAAACGTATCTTCCAACGGGAACACAATTCAGAAACTGGAAAGGATTTGGAAGATCAATCGCCACGCTACCAAATAAGGGAAGAGTGATCTGCATGTCAGCAGATTCAGGAAGAGCAAAATTCCAAGGAATGGGCGGAAGGGGACTCCGTGCAATTTCTCTTTGCTGGTTAGATGAAGAACACCCCCAAGATATATTTGAAGAGTTGCTTTTACGATGTGCAGATACTCCATATGGTGGAAAGTTGATCTTGACGATGACACCTTTAAAAGGAATGACATGGCCCCATGAATATTTTGTTGAAAAGGAGCTTGATGGTTTTGGAAGAATCACAATTTCAGGTTTGGATAATCCATTTGTTTCAAGTGTGAAACTCAGAAGGGCCACCCAGCACTTATCCAAGGCTTCACAGGAATCACGCCTTCATGGAAGATTCACTTTGCAAACGGGATTGGTATATTCTGAATTCAGAAATGATATTCATGTTATTGAACCCGTGCCGATCAAAGAAGATTGGTTAATATATCGTGGTGTGGATTTTGGAGTTCGTCACCCGTTCGCGGTTGTTTGGGTTGCTCATGATCAAAACAAGAACCAACTTCATGTGTTCAGGGAATATCTAGCAACTGAAAAGACAACGATTGAAAACGGTCAAATGGTTCACGCTCTTTCGATGAATGATAATCCTGTTGAATGGACTTCAGCAGATTCGGAATCAAAAGACGGCAGATTAACCCTTTCTAGATTTTGCAAGATTCCCAACAAGCCAGCACCAAAACACATGGGTGTGATTTCAGGAATTGAAGAAGTGAAGAAATGGCTTCAAGTTAATCCTGATGGAGCACCTGGAATTGTAATTCACTCTTGCTGCAAAAAGTTGATCAAAGAGATTAGATCTTATCGTTGGAAACCAGATCAAAAGAAAGATACAGTCATAAAAGCAAATGATCACGCGCTTGACGCGTTGCGTTATGTTTGCATGACTTTATCAAGGCAAATGGCAAGATATCAATGATTCAAGTTTTAACATATCGTGTAAATCTGGAACCCATGTCAGCACCAAGACCAAGATCATCTTTCTTTGGTGGAAAGGCTAGATCATACATGCCCAAAAGATATCTTGATTGGAAGAAGGAATTTGTGAAGCGGTTGATCATCCAAGGTGTTGAAGAAGTTATTAATCAGCCCGTTTATATTAATTTGGAATTTGTTTATTCACGCCCCAAAAGATTGATGAGGTGCAAAGATCCAAAATCGAAAATATATAAAGACACTTCACCAGATATAGACAACTTAAGCAAATCGTGTTTGGATGCCCTGCAAGATGCCATGGTTATAAAAAATGATTCATTGGTTGTTGGTTTGGCTGCTCAAAAGTTTTATGGTGAATTGATTGAACCAAAAAAATCAGAACAATCACACGTTTTGATTGATATATATACATTATGAAAGGGAGCTTCAATGGCGGATTCAAATCTATTATTTCAACTCTTCAATTGGTTTCTTCCTGAAAGAACAAAAGCTCTTGATGTGGTACAGAACAAACCCAAAGAAATAAAGCACGGAGCGACATTCGCAAAACCGCTTGGAGTAAATCCGACTTATTCACCAGAAACAGCCCTTTCCGCTTTTGCTGGCCATGGATATGTTTATGCAGCGGTTTCAAGAGCAAGTGAAGATCTTTCTGCTCTTCCGTTAAGATTGCTAAAAGGCAAAGATCGGGTTTTGGTTGAAGATCATCCTGTTATCGATTTATTGAACAATCCAAATTCAAGCACGGATTCTTTCCTTTTCCGTGAACAGATCACCGTTGATTTAATGATGACCGGAAATTGTTTTGTATTACTTTTGGGCGTTACAGAAAAACCCACTTCGATCATCAGACTCCACCCGCAAAACGTGAAGATCACAACAGATCAAACTGGTGTTTCTGGATATGTATATATTTCAGGTGGTCAAAGAATCAAATATCCAAAAGAAAGAATCATTCATTGTCGCCTTTCTTCTTGGGCCGATGGCCCCCAAGGATTATATGGAACAGGAGCAATTGAACCATTGGCAAGGGAACTGAAAGCAGATATCAATTCACAAAATCTTGTTTCAGATGCTTCAGCCAAAGCAAGACCTGATCTTTTGATTTCTCCAAGTGATCCTTCTGATATTTGGGGGCCAGAACACAGAAGAGAAATTGCAAGTGAATATAAAAAGCTTTCTCAATCTGGTGGGGCAATGGTTCTTTCTGGATTGGCAAAAGTTGAACCCTTGCAACTTTCACCGCGTGAAATGGAATATACAAAAGCTCGAGAAATGGCCCGTGAATCAATTTCTGCTGTGACAGGTGTTCCGCCTTCAGTGCTTGGATTGCCAGATGCGAATTATGCCACGGCAAGAAATCAAGTCAAAACGTATTGGTCAAACCTAACAAAGAAAGGTAAAAGACTTTCTATTCTTTACACTGCTATAGCAAAACGATTTGATGACGATCTTATTTTTGAGCATGATTATTCAGGTGTGGAAGCGTTACAGAGCACCAGAACAGAACAATTAAACCGCGTTCAAATTCATATCATGAACGGAATAAATCCCCGTGAAGCTTACCGCTATGAAGGCTTGGATTACCCTGCTGACATTGAAGGAAGTGAAGCAGATAATTCAGATGAAACCGCTGAAGATGCCCGTTCGTTTCTTGCTCGAATGTATGAAAAGGCAATCATCAAAGATGACGATCTTTCCACTTATGCAAACAGGAAAGAAGCCTTTGCAAGTCTGAATGAAAATACACAGAAGGCACTTGAAAAGAAAGTTGCAGATCACAAAGAAGAAGTTGGTGATGATGCCAGAAAGCAAACCGATAAATATTTATTGGCGGTTTCATATCTAAGAGGGATTGGCGCGTATTCTGGTTCGCCAGAGTCCGTCAGACCGTCTATAAATTCTGCTGAACAGTGGGCCATGGCAAGAGTGAACGGATTACTTTATGCTTTGCGCAATTTGAGATTCAGAAGAAAACCATATGATACTGATCTGTTACCTGAAGAGCATCCACTTTCTTCAAGAGGTGAAGATCAGGAGAAGAGACATTTGCTTTTTGGATTTGAAGATCTTCCACTTGCTCCAAAAGAAACAGATTGGGGATTCACAAAAAGAGAAGCAGATAAAATTCTTGGTGATGATGATTTCAATGAATATGAGAAAGCTTTTCTCTTTGTCTATAAAGGACGGGAAGACGATTCCAGAGGGTACAGATTGCCAATTGCAAAGATGATTGATGGAGAATTAAAAGTTGTATTTCGTGGCGTGATTGCTGCTGCCAGTTCTTTACGCGGTGAACCAAAGTTCAATTCTGGATTCTACAATTTGAACGGCATATCAGCCCAAGACAAAAACCGGATGTATGGAATAATCAAAAACCTATATGCTGATTTTGGGGAAGAAGCACCAGAGTTTAAAACAAAAGCCGTTGGTGATGTTGATCCGACAAACTTTCCATCTGATGGAAAAGACGAAGAAGTCAGTTTAAAGAATTCTAAATATCAAGTGTTTGATTATGAATATGCTCAAGACCTCAAAGAGAATTATCCGGAGATATGGAAAGCCGGTGGAAACATTGAAGGCAATAATCAGTTTAGAAGATTGTCTCCAGTTGTCAGAAGGGAAAGCCAAAGCGCGACAACAGAAACTGAAGAAATGGCAATCAGAAAACGTGAAGCTTGGATTGCACGTCACTTTGATGACGGTGGACAGTTTGACAGAGAAGATCCACCAAATGCAACCATTTCTTCCATCGCTGGAATCGTTGCTCAGATAAAATGGTTTGCTGTTGGTGTTCTTGGTGAACAGAGAATGAAGCAAATCATTGATGAAGTGAAGAAGAAACAAACCGTGGAAAAGGCCAGAACGGATCTTTGGAAAAGTTATATGCGTTCATATAATGAACCAGCATACAAAGAATTATTAAGAGCTTCAAAAGCATATCTTGACGGTGCAGCAGTCCGAGCAAAGAAAAGAGTTCTGGAAAATGTCACGGGTTCCAAAACCAAAGGCGTTATTGATTTCAAATCCTTATTGGATGAAGATGAAGAAGTTCGAATTGCTTCAATTATCATTGGTCAACCTTGGCGGAAGTGGTACACCAAAACCGGAACGGAAGAATTAAAAGCGATTCTCAAACTTGCAGGTGTTGAAATCGTTGAAGGTGTTTCTGTTGATGATAAATCTATTGATGAATTCATACAGTTGTTCAGTCGACGAATTGCAAGAACCCGATCAAATGGGATAACTGGAATTGTTGAGCAGGGTTTGATCGATGGTCTAAGCGTTGAAGATATTGCTGAAAACGTTGCAACTTCATCAGATTTTTCAATTGGGGCTGCTCGTAGAATCGCACAAACCGAATCAACAAGAACAACAAATCTTGGAGCAAATCAAGCATATAATGATGCCGCTTCAATGGGTATCCAAGTCAGAAAGCAATGGTTGACGGCAAGAGATTCAAAAGTTCGTGATACACATGCTTATCTTGACGGACAAACCGTGGGCACGGCTGAAAACTTTACTCTTCCAACAGGTGAAGCCGGAATAAGTCCAGGTAGCTTTGATGATGCCGTTGAAAACTACAATTGCCGATGCACGATGATTCCAATTGTGGATTAATAAAAAAATTAATAGTAAATATTATAATTTTGGTTTATATATTGTTAGGGAAAGGGAGCTTTGGTATGAATAGAAAGCAAATGGCTTTTGCCGTTCGTTATTTAGAAGAAGATAAATCTGAAAGAGATGAAAACGTTTTATCCTTCATCGCTTCTACTGATCGGGCTGATCGTTACGGTGATGTGATAGAACAAAGTGGTTGGGAACTTGATTCATATAAAGCAAATCCAGTTGTGCTTTTTGGTCATGATCATAACTCTCTTCCCATCGGCAAAGGTGCAGTAAGACAAACACCTGAAGGTCTTGTCATTGATGTGACCTTTGACATGGAAGATCCCCGTGCAGCAGAAATCGCTGGAAAAGCAGAACGCGGTTTTCTAAATGCTGTTTCTGTTGGGTTCACTCCGTTGAAAGCAATATCAAGAGCAAATCTCGAAAAAGATCATTATGCCTATTCTGAAGAAGGCGGTTCTTATTTTGAAAAGTCTGAGCTTCTTGAAGTGTCGATTGTGACCATCCCAGCAAATGCAGATGCAACAGCGATTGCAGCAAAAAATCTTGAAACCAATATCCAATCCTTTATTAAGAGCACAATCAAAGATTCACTTGAAGAAATGAATCTTGTTCAGGTTCGACAAATGAATGATGATGGAATGTATGAAGTTTCAGCACCTGAGGGTTTCCATTGGATGGATTATGAAGATGGCCCTGTTTTAATGGAAGGGTCAGATGCTGATCATGAAGGTGCTTCAGATGTTTTTGCATTTGAAATCGTTGAAGAACACGATCCTTCAAGAATGAAATATCAATATGATGAAGATTCCGAAGATAAAGAAATGGTTTCTGAAGAAGAAGAAGACAAGGAAATGGAAGATTCAGAAGATGAAGAATTGGAGCGTTCTGCTCTTTTAAAAGCACTCTTAACTTTAGGAGATTAATATGAGTGAATTAACCAGAGCGAAGAAGATCATTGATGGTCTTGTATCTGCTCAAACTGATGCAGGAAATCGACTGCAAAACATAGAAAAGCAAGTTGATGATTTGATGACGGCCCAACGCCTAATTGATGAATCGATCCAAACTCCAACTGTCTATTCAGATGATTCAGAAGTTCGTTCTTTCATCAATCAAGATGGATCAGTTCAATGGAAGACGGAAACCAAAAGTTATATCAATGGCCGTGGTCACCGAGTCCAAATTGAAGAAGCCGGTTTGCTTGATTCTGAAGAAACCTGTTCTGATTGGCATGCCGAACTGAAGAAGATTTCTAATGATCGCCTTCTTTGCCGTATGTTAATGGATGATCCATACACTCCAAAGATGGACACCAAATTAATGAAGCACCTGAAGAAAGGGCCAAAATCCATTCTTCCAGCAGTGAACAAAGCATTCAATGATCAATCCGGATCAGGTGCTGAGTTTATTCCGGATCAATTCGTTGCAGACCTTTATCAGACTTTCCAAGTTCCAACACAAATCCGTGGAATGCTTACCCGAATTCAAGCAGATCGAAATACTCTTTTGATCCCAAGAATGAATCGTGGCGGTCGTCCATATATTAAAGGTGAAGTTCTGGTTGATGATCCACTTGCTAAATATACAAGTTCAACTCCTTCAACCGGTCAAGAAACCATTAATATTAAAGGTCTTGCGGTTCGATATGTTCTTGATGACGCAGCAGTTGAAGATTCAGCATTATCAATATTGCCGATCCTATCTAATTCACTTGCAAACGATATTGAAGCTGCGTGGTCTGATTGTGCCCTCAATGGTGATACAGCGGCAACGCATCAAGATGCCATTGCTTCCTGGAATATCAGAAATCGTTGGGGACTTACAAATCCACCGTTAGGTGGAGCCTCTGATCACCGTCGAACCTTCAAAGGCTTCAGGGCAGCAGCATATGATCAATCTTCAACAGCAAATCAAGCCGGTGCAGTTACTTCAGCAGAAATTCTTTCTGGAATGGCGCAACTTGGTGAACTTGGTGCTTCTGAAGGTTTGGTTATGATTGTAAGTCCGGAAATGCTTGTGAAACAATTGCTCGGATTGGATGAAGTTATTACCGTTGATAAACTTGGCCCACAAGCAACAATTCTTTCTGGTCAGATTGCTTCAATCTTTGGAATGCCAATTGTTGTCTCTCGTTACATGGGTGCAGATCTTCATACTGATGGACTTTTCACCGGTGCAAACAATCAAACTGGATATGTAATTTTTAATATGTCTAGTTATTATCTATATGAACGACGTGGAATCGTTCTTGAGCAGGACAAAAATATCACCGCTGGAGCAATTAATCTTGTTGCTACATATCGTGGCGTTATGGGTTCACCTGATCAATCAACAACCAATAATGTCTTTTACGGCTTTAACGTAGACGCTTAATCAGGAGAATTATAATGTTTTATCTTTCAACCAATACTTCAAGTGACGCATCTGTTGCCGCTGAAAGTTATATTTGTCTTCCAATTGCAGCGAAATTAATATCTGTTCGTCTTGTTCCAGATGTTAGTGTTACCGCAAATAATACAAATTACATAACTGTCAGTATTGTCGATAATGCTTCTGTAAATATTTTTTCCCAAAACACTCAGGTTTCTGGCGGTGGTGCTCTCACTGCTGGAACTGCTGTCACTGTTACATTGTCCAGTTCAGCAGATCTTGAATTTGCTGCTGGTGAAAAAGTAAAACTTAGAACTGCACCAAGTGGTTCAGGACAAATATCAGCCTTCACGGTTGTTTATGAGTTTGAACCAAGCCGTGGGCTATAGATAAATTATGAGCTTGGTGTCACTTTCTACTTTCAAAGAATATCTTCCAGAAATTCAAGGAACTGGAAGTGACACCGAGCTTCAAAATCTTTTGGAACGCGTAGAATCAGCATGTGCCGGTTATCTTGGATTTCCAAGACCAACTGCCGGTGCTGCTGGTTCTGTTGCTTCATCTTTAGAAGATCGAAGTTATACATTCCACATTGATGAACCATTAAATAGTTTGCCTTATGTTCTACCAATTCCAATCAGACCTTTAATCAGTGTTACAAGTTTTCATTCTGATGTTCAAAGGGTTTATGGATCGGATACAGAAATAGCTGCTTCTGAATTTGATGTTGATACAAACTTAGGAAGAATAATTATCAAAGATGCTTCTTCTGCTACAATTGAAACTGGATACAGAGCAAATAAAGTTGTTTGCACGGCTGGATTTACAAGTGCTCCACAAGATCTTGAACATGCTGTTTGTGTTTTTGGATCCATGCTACAAAGAAGCAAACAGACCCAAGGCAAAGATTCAACATCCCAAAGAGATGTGACTATAAAAATTTCACCTCGAACAATGCCCCAAGAAGTAAAAGATATATTATATTCATATCGTGCTTTTGGTCGCATATTATGAGCATCTCATTTGATGACTTTTTGAAACGGGTCAAAGGATCCGGTGAATTGCTATTTGATAATACAAATGTAGCAATGACAAAAAACGCTTTAAGGATGGAAGCGGACGGAAAGCTTAACGCCACAACTTTTCCACGGGTTCAAACAGGACGTCTTAGAAATTCCATTCAAGGAATCGTTGGAACAGATTTCAGCGGGAACTTAATGCTCATATTAAGAGCAGGTGGTTTGAATTTTGCCGGTGATAATCCAACCATTGATCCACCAGCAGATGTTGAATATGCAAAGATTCAAGAAGTTGGTGGAACAACTTTTTTCATGGGTCGAGACATCAGGATTATTCCAAAATTCTATCTTAGAAGGGCAAGAGATAAGAACCTTTCTAAATATAAAGAAGACATAACAAAAGCCGGAAAACTAGCTCTTGAAGGAAAAGCTTTCCGATGAGTGATAGCCCGATCATCAGAATTGAAGACGCAATAAAAACAAAGATTGCTGTTGATTATTCTTCTGGATATTCCGGATTGAATTTATCCAATCGTGTTGTAATT